ATGAAGCTAACTGCCCGCCAGGTAAGTACTGCAAAGCCAACAGAGAAACCATATAAGCTGTCTGATGGCGGTGGTTTGTATTTGCTGGTTAACCCGAACGGTTCCAGGTACTGGCGCATGAAGTACCGTTATGCAGGGAAAGAGAAGCTGCTATCCATTGGTGTTTTTCCGGATGTGACGCTTGCGGAGGCCAGAGACAAACGGACTGAAGCCAAGCGAGTACTTGCCGCGGGTGATGATCCATCTGAGGTTAAACAGGCATCCAGAGAGGCGAAAAATCTCGCGGTTAATAACAGCTTTGAACTTCTGGCGCTTGAATGGCATGACCATAAGAAGCCGAACTGGTCCTCCGGCTATGCCGACGACATTCTTGAATATCTGCGAAAAGACATATTCCCGTATATCGGGAAGAAGGCCATAACAGATATTAAGCCGATGACTATGCTCTCTGTACTGAAGAAAATGGAGGCGCGCGGTGTACTGGATAAGCTAAAAAAGACCAGACAAGCCTGCCGTCAGATATTTACCTATGCAATCATAACCGGCAGAGCTGAGTTTAATCCCGTAACGGATTTAGCTGGTGCACTGAAATCCCCAAAACAGCAACCTTTCCCTCATTTAATGCCGGATCAGATTGGTCCATTCATAAATGCAGTTCATGTTTACAGTGGTAGTAAAGTAACCAGAATAGCTACGTTAATACTTATGTATACCAGCGTCAGAACTATAGAACTGCGTGCCGCTGAGTGGGCTGAGTTTAATTTTGACCATGATATGTGGCAGATCCCCAAGGAACGCATGAAAATGCGTCGTCCTCACCTTGTTCCACTTTCACATCAAGTAAAATCATATCTTCTGGAGCTAAAAGAGATCACTGGCTGGGGTAAGTATGTTTTCCCTGGGCGTAATGATGCGCACAAGCCTATGAGTGAAGCCAGTATTAACCAGGTGATTAAACGTATTGGTTATGCAGGGCAAGCAACAGGCCACGGGTTCAGGCACACGATGAGTACGGTTCTGCATGAGAAAGGATTTGACTCTGCATGGATAGAAGCGCAACTGGCGCATGCCGACAGGAATACTATCCGTGGTACCTACAACCATGCGCAGTATCTTGACGGTCGTCGGGAGATGCTCCAGTGGTATGCGGACTATCTGGATGAGCTGGCTAAGAAGTCTGTTGGCTAAGCCACTTACTCACGTATGAGAGAAAGGTGGTTGTTCCAGTAGTTCCAGTTGTTCCATATATATGTTTACAAACATAACTAATTGTTTTTATTTTCATATATGCATTCTGGCTGGAACAATTCTGGAACAACTTTTGCCAGTTTTGGAACAACATCTGACTTACAATAATGTGTCATAGTTGTTATTTTACTGGTTATGCATACAGCTTGCTCTAGACATGTATACCTCAGTAGACGATAATCCCAGAAAAGAAAATGGCTATGTTTAGATTGGTACTAAAAACCCGTACACCTCTGCGGGCTGACATAGCTGCCAAAATTAGAGGATGCGAGGTGACGTTATGTTAGACATAGCTGAAGTGCTCAAAGCGCGCGAGAGTGAGTTTGTTAGCCTGAGAGAATTAGTTACACGTATTCGTTTGCATCAACCACATGTCAGTGAGACCCAAATCGCAGATTTTCTTTATATAGAGGAATCGAATGGTGATCTTCCTGAATGGGTTAAACAAGGCATAGCCGGCACAATTGAGCCTACCTATACTGACAACCATTATGATGGTGACCCATCGTTAATATCTCTCCTCAAAGCCATACGTGAAGAAGGATATATGCCTGAAGTAGCCCCTAAGATCGAATTAGCTCGTTCTACAGTTAGCGAACCGCCGATGGATTTTGACGATGATATTCCGTTCTAATTAAGAGTTAAGGAGAAAATGATGGCTGGTTGGGGGAGTAATGATCATTGGTCTGCGCCTCATTTCGATGTATATGGCTTCAGACGCTCGGACTTAAAAAATTTAGCAGAAAAGCTAGGTATGGACTTGTCTATTCCATTAGACGAAATAACACCTAGTGTTCCTGATTCTACAGATACTAAACCATTGAGCGAAGCTGACGTTGAAATGTTGCGTATGGAAATTGATACGCTTAAACGGCAAGTACGTAAGCTAGAAAGCGAACGTCCAATTCTCATTAAAAAATATAGAGAGGATGATCCACTTTTTCTTGCCATACAAATAAGAAATAAAGAGTGGTCTAAATATGACCATGATAACGATAGAGCTACGCGGGCAAATCAGGCATCCATTAAGCAAGAACTTGAGAATATGGGATTCACCAGTCGTCAGGCTGAGTCTATCGAATTGGTTGCCTGTCCTATTAAGCGAGGATGATCCCCTTACCCTCAGGGCTGTTTGAGCATATCAGCTCTTACCCTGAGGGTGCTTTGGTCGTAACCCTTATGGTAACAATGCCGCAGAATGATAATTTACCCTAAACCCTTAGAGTAAATTATCAATTAATCTCCCTCATGCTTGAGGGTATGAAAATAATCATGTTTTTCATGCCATCATTCATCTCGTAATTCACAATAGACGTTACGAGGTATACATGTCGCAATCTTTTATTCGTCTTTCAGAAGTCCAGCGCCGCACTGGCTACAGCAAAGCTTGGATCTACCGCCTTATGGGACAGGGTAAATTCCCGTCCTCTGTCAAAATTGGTTCACGTGCCATTGCCTTCGTCGAAAGTGAAGTTAATGACTGGATTAACCAGCGCATCGAAGAATCGCGCAAGGAGGTAGCCTGATAAAGAACCCCTTATGCGCATTTGTTGTGTGTCGTTGCATTCACATCTGATTAAGATCTGGTTGTCACGACAGTCATCAAACTAATTAACGACAGGTAAATAACCATGAATAAATTAAATGCCCTCTCCGGGCAGGGCCTTGCTCACTCTGAAATCGGTCAGGGCGTTAATTGCCGCGAACTGAAGTTTCATGACCAGGTGGTAATTCCGTTTAACAATGGTGACGGGAAAATATGGTTCACTGCAAAACAGTCTGCGGGGCTTTTGGGGTATGCACAAGTTAAGGCCATCACCAACTTGTACAACAGGAATAAAGATGAATTTACCGAAGGGATGTCACAGGTCATCAATGTGATGACCAATGGAATAAACAATAACTTACGTAGAAAAAAGGTGCGGGTCTTCTCTCCGCGCGGACTCCATTTGCTGGGGTTCCTTGCTGACACACAGGTTGCCAAAGAGGTTAGAAGGTGGGCTCTTGATCTCATTGAGAAAGAGAATTCGGCTCCTCAACTGGATGTTCACCACACCATTGAACAGATGCGAAATATTGTTGCAGCAGCTTGGAAGGCTTCAGACGAGGATTCTTCCGATGCTGGCCGCCGTCTTCGTAAGCGCCAGGGTGATCTGCCTGAACTGGTTAAGGCGCAAAAGCTGGTGGATGAAATTGGTCAGATTCCATTTGAGTTGATTGGTGGTGGGAAAGTCGAGGTATCAGTATGAGCGGCTTTACTGGCAGCACACCCCGTGTGCACAAAGAAAAAGGCAACGCTGCGAACGTTGCCTTTGGGGACCAAGTCGATCACTGGTCGGGATTGTCTTTGTATTTCTTCCTTTGCTCGCCTCTGAGTTTAACCTCGCAGGCGTCAATTACCCAAGCAGAAAAATTGGCGTTCGGATGCTCGCGTTTTTCATGCTCTACACTCGCGTCAATATCTTCGAGTAGTTCGTGCGGAAAGCGGATGTACTTCTTTGCTGATTTGCTATTGATGTTGCCGCTAGACATTTCTGCGCCTCATATTGGTACCAAATGTGTGCGCACAGAATACTATAAAAATAGTGAAAGGTTAAGTATTGACATGTGCGCACATATGGATTTAATCTGTGCGCACAGTTCGGCGTTCCGCCTTACTGAAAAATGCGAAACCCGGCAGTGGTGGAACACTAACCGGGTCTCTAACCACAACGTAAGTGAGGCTTACATTATGGCATGTTCACATGATACCCAAACTCGGCCTGAATTTACATATCTGTTTCTGGGCACGCCGTCAGATAAACCTGGCGCGACACCCGTTGTTCTGCGCGCTGAAGCTAATACCGAACATCAGGCACGTTCACATTTCCTGAACTGGAAACTGGTCTTTGCCGCGCAGATTCGTACTAAGGCTCCATGTCGTCTCCAACTGATAGACGGTGACGATCACTTCTCCTGGGTTTTCGAGCAGCGTTTTGAAGCATGCACCTCTGGTGTTCAGGAGGTGGCGAATGTCTGAACTCACCAAAATTGATGCTCTTATCGAAATTGAAGCGCTCGCACGCGCAGCGCAGTTCCTGACTGATACTTCAGACCGTATTGAACTGGCCGGGAGCCTTATGTCGCAGATAGAGGAAACCGCCAGAAAAGCACAGGAGACTAGTGATGACTGACATTCTCAACGCTGTCGGGTCGTGCGTTCATCTGGATCGGCAGGGAAAAAATTACATCGGGTTCTGCCCTTTCCATAGCGAGAAAACGCCATCATTCACTGTCGATCCTGCCACTCAGACATTCCATTGCCTGGGATGTGGTGCTCATGGCGATACAGGTGAGTTTGAAAAGCTGATGTTGCGGAAAGGTATTCGCACTCTTCTGAACGTAAACCTTCATGTCGCTCCGAATTTTACCGGATGTGTGGTGGTTCAGCTTAAAGAAGGACGTCATGTGTGTGACTACCCGCTGGTGAATGGCGAACACATAGCTACGTTACCGTCGTTTCTGGAAATGGCCCGCCGGGCTGGCTGGTCTGTCACATCCGAACAGGGGGTATGCAATGCGCAACGTTAAGGTGCTCGATGCTTTCAATGCCCTGAACAAAATTCAGGCGCTTGCTGCCGCTGCCGGGTTTCTCACATCCAGTGAGGAAGAAGAGGAGATGTGTTTCAGACTGGTTGATCTGATTGAAAAGATCGCCCGTGAAGTTGCGGAGGCCGACAATGGCTAAACCACATATTTACAGCACTGATGAAGATGTGCTGCTGAATCTGCAACGTTCTCTGGATCTTGGTGAGCAGACAGAAAATGAACATGGGGTGTGCAATGGCTGAGTCATACCAGCAGTACACAGAAAGTCTTTGCCTGAAATTGGCAAGGGCATACATCCGCCACGTGATGAAAGACAGCGGGCGACCTGTTGCCTGGATCAATGCCGATAACGGCCAGCGCGTCATGATCATGCTTGAGGAAGCGTCCACGGCAACCTGTATCCGTAAAGGGCTGGTTAATCCGGCAGAGAAGGAATATCCAGGCCAGACGGGTAAGGCTTTTGCTTTGCACATGCTGAATGTCTGCTTCAGTGGCGACGATATCAGCAGTGAAGGACTGGATGTGATGAACAGTATCTTTCGCGATGGCGTGACTAACTTTTTGGCGCAGGAGAAGAGCAATGGCTGATAAAACTGAACTGATGGCTGGCGGAGGTCTTGACACCGAAACCGACTATATCGACTCGCAGGAATTACTGGTTTTGGTTAATGAAGCACGCAAAGAGTGTGGGCAAAAACCTATTCGCAATAACGATTTTGTCGCCCGCATCAAAGACGAGCTTGCCGGGGAGGGTTACGAAACTTTCGTAACCCCTATGGACAGTAAAAAAGGTGGAGCGGACCAGGAAGTCATAGGGATGCGTCGCAAGCAGGCTCTTCGGGTGGCTGCGCGCGAGTCAAAAGCTGTTCGCCGTGTGCTGGTTGACAAGCTGGAAGCCCGTTACCAGCCAGTGCCTGTACAACGTGAATTATCCACGATAGAGATCCTGCAGATTGCGATGACGTCTGAGCAGGGCCGTCTGGCAGAAAAAGAGCGGGCCGATCACGCCGAGCGAACAAAAGCACAAATCAGCCGTAAACGCGAAGCCTCTGCACTCGGAAAACTCAGTGCTGTAACCCGTCGCTGCCGGGATCTGGAAGAGCAGCTTGGCGAAAGCGTAAAACACGCAACCATCACCAGGATTGAGAAGGCAACCAGCCGCAAGGGTGAATTTAAATTCGCACCATTACGCCGCTGGTGCCGCGACAACGGTGTTGAGGCCAGGGATGTACCTGACGAACGCTACGGCAGTGTGAAGGCGTGGCCCGCTGAAGCATGGCTGGCTGTTTACGGGATTGATCTGAAAAAACTGGCCGGAGGTGGTGTATGAGCAACATCGAACAATTGCTTACCCGTTGTGATTTGCATAAAGAGGATGATGAGGCGCTGGTGGCGATCCGTATGCATTCCGAAAGCGCTTATGAGGGCATCATGTCCGGGCTGGGTCTGTCGGCAATATTGTGTTCTGGGCCTGTGATAATAAAGAATACACAGGTGACATGGCTAAAGAGGATTTGCGTAATCTGGGCGAAATGATGATGTATTTGCCGGGTATTGCTTCTGCTCTGAAATTTAATGCAGATGAAGCGGATTTCAGTATTCGTGAGCGGAAGCAAAATATCGGTAAATAATGCCACTGTAGCGCCATAAATTTAGCCCGAAAAATAACGGCCATCAGGTCGGGAGAGCACTCGTCCTGATGGCAGGAGAACAGTATTTATGAAAACGTCAAATAACTCTCTTGAATTAAACCGAAAACATATTGCCGATGCCTTTATTCATTATTGTCGGTTACGTAACAACGGTTCAGCAGTACTTAACCTGATGGTGAAAAGACAGGTCGTGGCTCTCGATAATCTGACAGAGTCAGCCATAAGTAGTTGCCTTATCAACAGCATTGAACTCCAGTGCCTGCGTAAGTTCGGTAGTGATAAAGGACTGCAGATGCTGAACGACACTTACGCCGGGATGCTGACGAAAGACTGCAGTCGCCTCACATCTGAAGGTGTTGAGTTTATGAATGAAGTTATGAAAGAGGCAGTGACCGCCGCACTGGACAATCCGAAAGATAATAACTTTGGACTGGAGATTTATCATGCGTAAAACACAAAGTAATTATTTCTCTGGTGAAAACAGCCAGACAGAAAAATATATTCTGATGAGCCGTCTGGAAGCCGAGAAAAATGTAGTCCTTTATTTCCATCGCCAGCAGAGTGGAGGCAATACTGCCGTCCCGGAAACTGATATTCAGAAACTCGACAGCGGAGAGTATGACTCGGATTTAGTGAGTGGACTGCGTCTGGTTGCCTCCCTCTGGCACGGTATGCATGCCGGGGACTTTATTTTGAGTAATGAGCAGAATCTGATGCTCTGGCGCTGGGTGGTGGCCGCCGTATTTATCTGTGAAATGTTTGACACCAACGGATCTGTTGAAGTGAAAAATGAGCAGGGAGAGCCTGAGGAGGTCACCGTATATACCGGCGAACAGGGAGGCATAGTCATTTACCCGTGGTCTGAACGTTTTGCACTGGCAAATCATATCGAGGGGCTAGCATACGAAATGTTCCCGGCGAACAAAGCCCCGGAAATGGCCGCGGCAATATATCGCAGCATGATAGATATCAGCCCTGTCACGGGGATCGATATGTCTGAAGGGGGGCTTAAAGGGATGGCGCTTCTTCACGACAGTTTTATTGAAACGCTTAAGACGGAAGGCATTCCGGCAGCGCCGATGGCTCACTGAGAGGCAGACGATGAAAAATGCACCCAACATGAACAAACTGCCTTCAGACCCGTTTGCCGAGGCGATTATTTTTGCCGGAGAAAGATGCACAACAACAAGCGGCAAAAGCTGCTGCCACTGCTGCTGGTTTGTCTGCCACTGTTAACCAGTTGCGCATCGAAGCAACAAAACTTGCCACCCGCCTGGACGCCGCAAAGCACACCGCAGATCTTGCCGCTGCCGTCAGAAGCAAAACAGCCAGCGCCGACGCCGGAATGCTCGCCGACATGCTCGGAAGCCTTGCAGAAGAAGCTAAACGTTATGCTGGAATCGCTGACGAACGCTACCGCGCCGGAATGACGTGTGAGCGTGTTTACGACTCGGTAAGAGAGTCAAACAATAAATCACTGGCCTCGCAATAGCGGGGCTTTTTAATAAATGAGGAATGAGCATGACAGTAGTTCTTACAGCAAAACAGATTGAAGACCTGGCTGTCTTCGCGAAAGAAGACGGTGCGTCTCAATACACCATCACCACTGGAAAAATTCCGGAGTTTGAAGCGGATGATGGCGAGATTATTCCTGAATACACTGGGCTGATCGCGTATTCCGATTCACTTGAGCATGGTGTGTTGCAACTCGACGACTGAGTTACCATTACAAAGCTTACCTGCTGGTGGGCTTGAAAATGGTTATCCCCACAAGCGGATAAGACAACTCTTATCCGCTACAGGGTATAAAACAGCATCGCACCCGCGTGGCTTATTAATGCGCATCGCACGCGCACATCAAAGAGAGTCTTTCAGTAGTGAGCCTGGGTAAACCGTTACCTCTTGGCGGCTTTACCGTGCGCCAGGCTCACGTCTAAAAGGAAACGCAGATGACCTTTATCCTCATATTTTCTTTATACGCTTCAGCATGGGCTGATAATGATTTTGCCAGCGTCCGTTCACAGGAGTTTTCCTCACGGGAGACTTGCGAGGCCGCAAAAGCCGAATTCCTGAAAAACTTTGAGACCGCTCGATCAACCAATACGCAAGCTATCTGCGTGAAGAAATGAGGCTTGTATGAGAATTACTGTCTTAGATGACGATCCCGGCAGGAAGATTAATCCCGGAGTCGAGCGATACGCTGTCTTTCTCGATGGCGTTGAGGTTAAGCACGTCTACACGGCTGATGATGAGAAGGGCGAAGTAATTGCTGCTGTTCATGATGAGCGTGGCTATGTGGTAGCAGAGAACGGCGAAGTGAATCGGCAGACGCTTTACGGGAAAGTTCTCATCAAACGTCAGTAGTTTTCCTCCTGGAGAAATTATGCAGGTCATTATTGATAATGTCCCGTATGCGCCTGTCTGTAATTCATCTGCCCGTATCGGAATAGCAATCTCAACGCACAATCGACCAGAAGTGCTTAAGCGAGCCATCGAACAGCACATGAAACATCTGCCCGTCGGAGCGCTGGTGGTTGTTATAGACGACGGGTCAAAACCTGCGGCCGTAGTTCCTGCTGGTGTGCAACTGGTTCGCCAGGAAACATCACTCGGCATTGTTGCTTCGAAGAATACCAGTCTTACAGCGCTGATTGATGCCGGGTGCGAGCATCTGTTTTTGTGGGACGACGACGCATGGCCGATTGTCGATGGCTGGCATCTTCCTTATATCGAATCACCTGAGCTGCATCTGGCATATCAGTTCCTCGACCTTGCCGGGCCGCGCAAGCTTAACGATCTCGCTGTGCTTTATAGCGACGATAAGCATGTGGCGTACACCGGGCAGCGCGGCGTGATGCTGTATTACCGCCGCAGCGCTATCGAGCATGTCGGTGGCTTTGACTGGATTTACGGGCGCGGCATGTACGAACACAGTGACCTTGCCCTGCGCATCCATAACGCTGGCCTGACTACCTGGGCTTATGCCGATGTAACTGGTTCCGAAAAGTTGATTCATTCGCTCGATGAGCATGAAGCCGTAGATCGGTCGGTGCCAACGGCAGACCGGAAAGCGCTGGTGGAACGTAATGTGAAAATCCACAACGAACGGCGCGATACGGGGTATACCGGTTACGTTGAGTACCGGCAGCAGCGCGACGTGGTAATCACAACGTTGCTTACCAGCCAGCCTGACCCGCAGCGTGGTAGCAGAATGCAGCCTGACCCGGCGGCGCTGACCGCCTGGGCTAAATCAATCCGGGGTGCTGATGCCATAGTGCTGGCCGATCAGCTAACCGCCGTTCCTGATGGCGCTCAACTGGTGACAGTTCCTGATGTTGCAATGAACGTCTACTTCCGGCGCTGGCTGCATATCTGGCAGCACCTGCGCGATCATCCTGAATACCGGTTCGTCTGGTGTACCGATGGTACCGATGTCGAAATGCTACGCGCGCCGTGGGGAGAAATGGAAGCCGGAAAGGTGTATGTCGGTTCAGAACCGAAGACCTACGCCGACACCTGGGCGAAACAGAATCATCCTGAGCGAATCTATCAGGAATTCATTGAAGCGCATCGCAGCGATGTGATGCTTAACGCTGGTCTGCTGGGCGGTACCCGCGCTGATGTAATGGCGTTCGCTCACGGCATTATCCGTCTTTACTACCGGATCGAGAGTTATCGTTTCTGGAAGAAAGAACAGGCTGGCGCCGGGGTAGGTGACATGCTGGCGTTCGGTATTGTCGCGCAGTCATTTGCTGACTGGCTGGTTACCGGCCCTCTGGTGCATACAGTGTTCAAAACTGATGGTGTTGGCAAAGAGTCAGCGTGGTGGAAACATAAATAAATGGAGACAAATATGACACTCATAGAGCGCCTTATAATTCTTGAGAAAAAGGTTGAAGCGATGGAATCAGCGACCCTTAAACAGATCGCTGAAAGTAATATTAGCAATGGATTAATAAAATCGCTTGTTCGGAAAAATTAGTTTTCAACGTTGAAGTTGGTCTGCTCGATTTTATCAGCCAATGAGGAGAAGGCCTGTGGTGCACCTTCGACTTCCTTGTTGGTATTTGCCCAAAGTCTGAGATTTTTCACAACATCCGTTTTTACGGATGGCAGTGCCGTGGAAACGGCTGCCAAAGTAACAGTTAAAGCTGCTTCAAGTGCTTCAATCTTCCGATATAGCTCGATTTGATCTTGCTTGATAGTAGGCATTTCTTTTCCTTAGCCAGAGGTGTTCAGCCATAGCTCCAGCATTATGTACGCCAGTGTCCCACCACTGACGGGCTGAGTGCTTACCTTAACCAGGGTTAAAGCGAAGCAACACCCTGATATTCAGACAGTAGTCGCCATCGTGCGGCTTTTTATTGGAGATTCTCTGGTGACTGAAGAGATTAAGTTTGTGGTTGTCGGACACCATTCACGACACAAGCAGGCATTGTGTCTGGCTGAGCATCTCGGTGCTGTCCTGCTAATTGATAGTGGTGACAATGGCGCTAACTGGAATCACCGCCGCGCGCTTGAATGGGCTTCAAAGCAGGATTGTCGGGTTGTGATTATCGAAGATGACGCGCTACCGGTTCCCGGGTTCAGGGAAATGGTCGCTGACTGGCTGGAGCGTTTTCATTACGCACTGGTGAGTTTTTATCTCGGCACTGGCCGACCGCCACAATATCAGATGCAGATAGCTGAGCGGCTAATTATGGCTGACAAACTCCGCAATGATTACGTCACTCTCCCGCGATTGATACATGGCGTTTGCTACAGCGTCCCGCCGGAGCGCATTGAAAAGATGCTGGCACGATGGGACAGCCGCAAGCCTGCTGATTATGCAGTAGGTGATGCTTATGGTGATGAGGTGGTCTATCCGTGTTATTCGCTGGTTGATCATGCAGATGGTGAACCGGTTGAACGTCATCCTGACTCTGTACCACGTACAGAACGCCGTCGAGCGTGGCGATTGGGAATATTTCCAGTAATGAGGTTGTGATGCCAGCACTGATACCCAGAGCATGCCGTAAACGCGGTTGTCCAGGCACAACAACAGATCGTTCTGGTTACTGCGAGAACCATCGCAATGAAGGCTGGCAGCAGCATCAGCGAGGGCAAAGCAGGCATCAACGCGGCTATGGCAGCAAATGGGACAAACTGCGTCCTCTTGTACTAGACAGAGATAAACACCTCTGTCAGGAGTGCCTGCGAAATGGAAGGTACACACCTGCTGAGACGGTGGACCACATCACCGCCAAAGCAAATGGGGGGACCGATGACCTGTCCAACCTCGAAAGCCTCTGCAAGCCCTGCCATAGGGCGAAGACAGCGGTAGAAAGACTCAAATGATAGTTGTTCTCATTAAGTGGTTGCAAATGCAACTATTTCAATGCAAATGAGAACTTTTATCATATATGGGGAGGGCGGGTTGAAAGTTCAGGAACGACGCGCCAAAGGACCGCCGCCTAACCCTTATTCACATCGCCGCAGGTTAGAAAACTTTTTTATGGGTCCCCCATTCGATGATTGATAGGAGTTTTCGATTATGTCAGGACCGCCGAAAACCCCGACCCATCTGCGTTTGGTTAGGGGTAACCCATCCAAACGACCGATAAACCAAAACGAGCCGCAACCACCTAAAGGGGTTCCCCCAACGCCGAAGCATTTCGACAAACAGGGGAAATACTGGTTTAAGCGGATGGCTGAAGAGTTGGACGCCATCGGCGTGATCTCCCAGCTTGACGGGCGAGCCCTTGAGTTGTTGGTTGAGGCTTATACCGAATACCGGCACCACTGCGACACGCTGGAGAGGGAAGGCTACACCTACGCCGTATATAGCGACGAAGAGCCAGACGAAGGTAAAGAGCGAGAAATACGCATGATCAAGGCTCACCCGGCCGCCATCATGAAAGCAGATGCCTGGAAACGTCTACGCGCCATGCTCGGTGAATTCGGCATGACGCCAGCAAGCCGTTCTAAAGTGAATACAAAAGGTCCTGATGCGGTTGATCCGATGACCGAGTTTATGAAAGCGAGGGATTAATGGCTAATGTTGCAGAAGGCATCCGCTACGCCGAGAGGGTGGTGGCGGGGGAAATTATTGCCTGTGAGTATGTGCGCCTTGCCTGTCAGCGTTTTCTTGACGATCTGGCACACGGCGAAGAGCGCGGTATTTTCTTCAGTGAGCCGCGTGCGCAGCACATTCTGAATTTCTATAATTTTGTGCCTCACGTAAAAGGCGCGCTGGCAGGCCAGCCTATTGAGCTGATGGACTGGCATGTTTTCATCCTGATTAATATTTTTGGTTTTGTTATCCCGCTGGTTAACGAAGAGACGGGGGAAAACGTCCTGCGTAACGATGGCAGCGGTCGTCCGGTGATGGTTCGGCGTTTCCGTACAGCAGATGTTGAGGTGGCCCGTAAAAATGCCAAATCAACACTTTGCTCCGGCGTGGGGCTTTATATGGCTGGCGCCGACGGCGAGGGCGGGGCGGAGGTTTATTCCGCTGCAACCACCCGTGACCAGGCGCGAATTGTTTTTGAAGACGCGAAAAATATGGTCAAGAAGGCGAAAGCCACTCTTGGGAGGATCTTCGAATTCAACAAGTTCGCTATCTACCAGGAGCAAACGGCCTCCAAATTCGAGCCTTTATCATCAGATGCGAACAACCTCGACGGCCTGAACATCCACTGCGCCATCGTCGACGAGCTGCATGCTCATAAAACCCGTGATGTCTGGGACGTTCTGGAGACGGCAACCGGGGCGCGCCTGCAATCGCTGCTTTTCGGCATCACCACCGCTGGCTTCAACAAAGAAGGCATCTGCTACGAATTGCGTGATTACGCCATCAAGGTGCTGCGTGGGCTGGTAAAAGACGATACGTTTTTTGCCATCATCTACACCTTAGATGAAGGTGACGATCCCTTTGATGAAAAAGTCTGGCAGAAGGCTAATCCTGGGCTGGGTATCTGTAAGCGCTGGGATGACCTGCGCCGCCTGGCTAAAAAGGCGAAAGAGCAGGTTTCGGCCAGAATTAACTTTTTCACCAAGCACATGAATATCTGGGTTACCGCCGAGTCGGCCTGGATGGACATGATTAAGTGGGAAAAATGCGATTTTATCGCCCCGCAGCATGAACTTAAAACCTATCCCTTATGGGTTGGCGTTGACCTTTCAAACAAGATAGACATCTGTGCCGCAGTAAAAGTCTGGCGCGCTCCTGTCGGTCACGTTCACGCCGATTTTAAATTCTGGTTACCGGAAGGTCGACTTGAGAAATGTTCCCGTCAAATGGCCGAGCTTTACAGAAAGTGGGCTGAGATGGACAAGTTAATCCTTACCGACGGTGATGTACAGTAACAACGCAGCGCTGGTTATCCTGGACTATTACCGCAACTACCTGAAGGTTCCTGATTCAGACATTAACTGGGATCAGTTTCAGGAAGCCGCCAACATCTGCGATGAGGATGTGATCACCGGCGGCAATACCGTCGAAAGACGCTACACGATCAACGGCGAGTTTGACCTCAGCGAAAACAAGGTGAGCATTCTGGAGGGGATGCTTGCGGCCTGTGCTGGTGACGTGACCTATATTGCCGGTAAGCATGGTTTGCTGGTTGGCGCGTACTATGGCCCGGCAACGGAAGTGATCACCGAAAGCCAGCTTGCGGGTGATATCGAAATCATGCCGGAAGTTTCCCAGTCGGAGCGTGTTAATACTATCAAGGGAACATTCGTCGATCCGCAACAGGGGTTTACTGAAGCTGATTTCCCATCCGTATCTGTAAGCGAGTGGGTGGCGGAGGACGGCGTCGAAATATCGCAGGATATGAAACTGCGATTTGTGACGAGTGAGTTTCAGGCTCAGCGCCTGGCTGATGTGAAGTTAAAGCGTACCCGTATTGCCAGAACGATGAACGTTACGCTGAATCTCAGTGGCTACCGATATCGCCCCGGAATGTATGTGAAAGTCAATTTCCCGTCTATCGGCATCGTGAACGTTGAGATGCGGGTAACGGACTGGAAATTTGGTGTGCAGAACGGCGTGCAACTGACACTAAAACAGGAAACGGCTGATGTATGGGGTGATGCTATTGGCAAGCCTATAGAGCGCCCTCCATTCACTCAGTTACCGTCCGGTGGTGTTGCCCAGCCGCAGAACATGAAGTACACCGTCGAAGAAATCGGTCAGGTGGTCCAGGGGATACTGTCCTGGGAAAATATCGGGCAGGTTGTTTATAACAAAGTCGTCATTCGTCGCAATGGACAGATGGTGCTTTCTGCCCAGGTGCCGGGGTCTTTCACTCGTCTGACAGGGCTGCCAAGGAATACCTACACTGCGCATGTTTCAGCGGTGAATCAGATGGGGGCTGAATCGCCGGAAGCTTATCTTGAGTTCAGTGTTGAAGCGCCGCCGCCGCCCTCGCATGTTGATATTGAGCAGGGTTTCTTTGCGGTGACGATGATCCCCCGCCTTGCTGCTATCACCAACGTTTCCACCCAGTTCGACTTCTGGACATCAGGTGAAACGAAACTTCAGGGCACATCAACTGAGATCGTTGAGGGTAATGCCAGCAGAGAGGGGATGGGAACCACATGGACCAGCAATCAGTTGCAGGTCGGGCATACCTATTACTGGTATATCAGGACCATTAACGCATTCGGTGCTTCTGGATTTATCGAAGTCCCTGCTCTGTGCTCAATGGATACAGGAAGCCTGATCGACCTCATTGATGATTCTGTTCAGAATTCTGAAGCATTCCAGAACATTAAAGGCGGGGTTGACACAAACCTTGAAGGCATAATGGAAAATGCCCTCGCCAATCACGGCACGGTCCAGCGTCAGTTTGAGCAGTACGGTGAAGTCAAAGCCGAAGTGATGACAGTGACCACCACGGTAGCAAATCTGGATGGTGCATTCGCTGAACTGGCCGATTATGTTCAGGCGCAGATCGGACCTGATGGTGAACTGATGGCGGCTGTAAATCAGAAATTAACAGCTGAAGTGAAAAGCGATGGCACTGCGAAAGCGTCGTACACACTGAACCTTGGGATTGTCAGAAACGGTGTGAAATATGACACCGGGTTTGGTATGTCCATTGAGCCATCGGGCAGCACCTATAAATCCACAGTGGTTTTTGCTGCTGATCAGTTCGGCATTTATTCTGGTAGCGATCCGGGAAATTACACCGCCGCCTTCTTTGTCTTTAACGGACAGGTATTTATCCGCGATGCGCTTATTCAGGATGGCAGTATCACCAACGCCAAAATTGGTAACTATATCCGGTCCACCTCTTTCGTTTCTGGGCCGTTAGGGGCAGGGTGGAATATCGATAAGAACGGCAATTGTGAATTCCATGGGAAATTTTATGCTGACAGTGGTCAGTTTGCATTTAATGGTGTGAATAATACGGTCGTTATTAACGGGAATGGAATTACTGTCAATCTGTCTGGCGGTGGGCGAGTTGTTGTCGGTAAATGGTAGGTGAATTATGCCAGAAGGTATTCTGATTGATTATAACGATGGTCGCCCGGTGATGGCGATTACAGCGGGGCTTCGTGCCCCGTCGTATTGTGGCGCAACATCCGGGCAATATGGAGATGGTGGAGGTTCCAGTTACAGTGTCCCTGTTACCATGACTGCTGGTTCAGAGCTTGTCACCATTGCACGAAGGCCAGTTGTAATTCAGGATTTTACAAATCCTCCAAATATTTATTTTATGTCTTCCGTAACAAGGAATGGAAATTCATCGGTAAATATTAACTTTGGTAAAAAAGGATACAGGAATGGTGAGAAGGTTGATTTTGACGCAACATTTCTCGAAATTCTTCCTGCCGCTACATATAACGAAGGGATTCTGGTCGCCAGTTCAACAGATTTTACCGCTATTTCGAATCGTTCACTTTTGATGACCTGTGCTTATACAGGACGAATTACTGTAAACGGAAGCGCAGCGCTACCCGTCTCAGGTATTCCATTTGGCAAATGGGATAATCCAAATGTTTCTGTTGCATTTGACGGGACCAATATCATTGTACGGAGTATCTCTTATAGCGGAACGGATGATGTCACAGCATCCGTCACAATTGACCTTGCAATATTTAATCAGACTGCGCCGGTCGGTGGTGATGGCATCACTATGACAAATCCAGCAGGCCAGGTGACGTTTTCAACGCAAAAGCGACCAATGGTCTATGACCGTACCATTCAGATAACTGACTCCTTCCAGAGTATTGGTGGTGGGTACTGCCATCTTACCAATACCGGGACGCAAACCAGAATGGTTAACGGGGTCGCCAATGTGCGTACTAAAGGGATCGTCATGTCTGGTGGAAGCATACGTTCAGCATATAACCGTGTTTTCGGTAACTACAACGTTAGCGACTGGGATGCCACCTTTAACCAGAATATCAGCATGCCGCTTCTGATCCTTCCAAACATGTATTGAGGGCATATTCATGTCAGCAGGAACATTAACCCTGACCAATAACTCTGCTGCAGTTCCCGGTGTCGGAACTGCTTTTACTACCGAACTGGCAGCAGGTGACTTTATCGTAGTGACTGTCGGCGGTGTCCCTTACACACTTCCCGTCAGAGCGGTTCATAGCAACACAGCTCTGACGCTGGTCAGCAATTACACCGGTCCAACACAATCCGGTGCGGCCTGGTACGCTGTTCCTCGCGTGGCACTGAATATGGTCACGGCTGCGCTGGTTGCCCAGAGTGCGGAGGCGCTTCGCGGTATTAACTACGATAAACAGAACTGGCAGCAGATCTTCAGCGGCACCGGCACGATCACAGTGAAACTCCCTGATGGCACCACTTTCAGCGGACCAGCATGGAGAAGCCTTACAACATCCCTGAATGGAAAAGCCGATAAAGGCTCAAACAGCGATATCACTAGTTTATCGGGCCTTACGACTGCACTCAGTATTGAACAAGGCGGGACTGGAGCAAAATCATCATCAGGTGCTTTAAAGAACCTTGGCGTTGTAGGAAATGATGGGGTAATACCCGTGTCTCTTGGTGGGACTGGTGCGAGTAACTCTTTAACCGCCAGGGAGAAACTGTCAGCTGAATCGCCACGGATAATCTAGACACTTCCGAGCCGTTGATAATACTGGTTTTCATATTCTGTCGGTGACATCTGATCGCTGGAACCATGCCGACGCTTACTGTTATAAAACATTTCGATGTAATCAAAAATATCGCTGCGGGCTTCTTCCCGCGTTCCGTAGATCTTTTTCTTTATCCGTTCGCGTTTCAGCAACTGGAAAAAGCTTTCTGCAACCGCATTATCATGGCAGTTACCGCGACGGCTCATGCTGCCCTCCAGCCCGTGTGATTTCAGGAACGACTGCCACTCATGGCTTGTGTACTGACTGCCCTGATCCGAATGAACCAGCACCTGTTTTTGGGGATTACGCCGCCATACAGCCATTAGCAGAGCGTTCAGGACAATGTCCTTTGTCATCCGGGATTGCATGGACCAGCCGATAATTTTGCGTGAGAACAGATCAACCACCACGGCAAGATACAGCCAGCCTTCGTGGGTCCTGATGTAGGTTATGTCCGTTACCCAACGCTCATCCGGAGCATACGGATTGAACTGTCGCTGGAGCCTGTTGGGCGACACGATACTGGCCTCGCCTTTACGTGCCCGCGGGCTCCGGTATCCGACCTGAGCCTTTATCCCGACACGTTTCATCAGTCGCCAGACTCTGTTCACTCCGCACTGTTGCCCGCTGTCCCGCAGATCCAGATGGATTTTGCGATAACCATAGACGCATCCCGATTCCAGCCAGAACTGTTTAATCTGCCCTGTCAGTCTCAGGTCTGCCTGGTGGCGTTGTGAATGCGGCTGCTGAAGCCAGGCGTAAAAACCACTGGGATGTACATCCAGCACCCGACAGAGCAGGCGAACAGGCCAGCAACAGGTGTTGTCACGGATAAAGGCGTACCTCAGTCGGACAGCTTTGCGAAGTACGCCGCGGCTTTTTTTAATATGTCCCGTTCATCGGTAACCCGCTTCAGCTCTTTCTGGAGACGGCGGATCTCGGCCTGAGCATCTGACTGTTCTTTATTAGTGGAAGAATCCGGACCGTACTTCTTTATCCAGGCGTAAAGGCTGTGGGTGGTGATATCAAGACGTGTTGCAACGCTGGCAACAGAATAACCGCGATCAACAACCTGTTTGACTGCTTCAATTTTAAACTCTTCGGGATAACGCTTACCGCTCATGGGCACCTCTCTTTAAGCCATCTTAAATGACTCTGAGGTGTCTGTTAAACCAGTGGCGATTCAACTGCGGCGTCGATACGTACTCAATTTGCTGTGGCTAATGATCCTGGCAGCATTTTTACATCTCATCCCGTTGTTATCAGTTTTCTATTTTCTCAGTATCTGGCGGGAAGCTTGTGTATTTTAATGAGCCTACCTTCTTCCATTTCGATAAAACCACCCGTTCTTAAATCCGCCAGGATGCGCATGACGCCGCTGCGAGAAAGATGGGTTTTTTCGCGTATGTAGAGTTCTGCCGTGACTGCGGTACGATAACTCTCATCTTCTTCTATTAGCTTAAGTAACTGCTGACGAATCATCTCGTACGCAGTCGGAGCACCCTGAGGCATCACATTGTTGTAAAGTCGGGCATACACAAACATCAGCTGTTTTGAGAGAAGCCCCCATAACGACTTTTCTTTGATAATTTCGTTTACACGATCGGTGGAGATCTCGCCAATCACGCAGGAATTGACGGTTTTAATATAATCATCGAAGTAAATATCCGTCAGATTGGCAAGACCAAACAGAGCGGGACTGCGCGCAGTTGACAGCATCATATTATCCTTTCGGCGATAAATCGCCACGGTTCCCTCCAGGATGAGATAACACATTCCCTGACCATTCACTTGGAAATCCATCTGCTCCCCACGTTCTATTTTACGTAGAGTAGAATACGGCTGTAAGTGAGTAATCAGCTCTTGCGCATAGGGCGAACCTTTGTGAGGTTTTTCTGAAGAGGACATAACCGATAACCTTCATATTGACCTGTCTGATTATAGCGTTACTCCCTGTGCCATGCATCGCAATCGTCAATATTTACGGGGTAAATGGTTGATATCAAGTAGTACACCCCGTTCCATGGTGATGTACTTCCCGGTTCGCAGTTCTGCCAGAATACGCATGATACCGCTACGTGAAAGATAGGTTCGGCTTTTGATATAGGCCGCAGCCGTAATTGTTTGTCGTATCGCGTCAGGCTCTTGCATGAGTTCAACAAGCTGAAAGCGAATAATGTCATAGGCCGACATCTGCGATATTTGCGCACAATGCTCATACACGCGGGAGGCAGTGTAAATCAAGAGTTTCGAAAAATGCTCCCATAAATCCTGTTGTGCAACGATGTTATTAAAACAATCCAATGACACACGGGCTATCTCTGAAGTTTCCAGAGCTCTGACATAAAGATGTTCAGAGGAAAACTGACTGCTGACACCCAAAATAAACGGTGCCGATTCAGAGTTTAAAACAATACCATCGCCGCGGCGATGCAAGGCGACGCTACCTTGTAATAGCAAAAAACATTGCCGGATATCATCTTTATAATAATGCACAACATCACCTCTGCCGATCACTAATCTTTCTGCAACGGGTAACACATGTTTATTCAGTGTCTCTATATGCAT